AATCGCAGCGAAAAACGCAGGCAACGATATATATAAAGGCCAAGCGATTGTAGGCTCTGAGAAGCGTTGGGCTGAGCTCGGTTACATCAAAAATTGGTTGCTGCTCGATTCAGGAATTTTGTTGTCAGTCTTCAATGACTCAGAACGCGCATTGAAGGAAGTAAGCCTTGATTACAATGACTCAGGCTCAAGTTACGGCGTTGTTGAAATACTTGAAGACAACAAGATTGAAGTAACTGGTGATCGAGTAGCTAAGAAGGACCTTTTTGCTCGCAGAGAGGCTTCTATTCATTACTACTTAGTCGATCAAGACTTAGCCAAAAAACTTGCAGCTTAACTTAATAGCCCCCTTCGGGGGGCACTCTTGACGGAGAAAAAAATGAAATTTGAAAATGTTGCAGAGGTTGGTCAGAAGATCCGAGCTTATGATTTCCAGCCTATCGAGGGTCGAGAAGACCAGTACATTGAAGGTGTTGTTGTTGAAAAGGGCTGGATTATTCATCCAGAGACTGGCCACAAACTCTTTAAGGGTTTTACTATCAGCATTGATGCTGACAGCTCTGAAGGCAGGTTCCGAGTTGGAGACAGTGGCTACGTTCCATTTGAAACTACTCATGACTTTGACGGCCGAGTACAAAAAATCATAGTATTAAAGTAATCAACCTAGCACCCTGCGGGGCGCACTCTTGACGGAGAAATTTATGGACCCAGTAATTGCAGATCTAAACCGCTACCTCGACGCACAGGAAGCAGCCATCGAAGCAGAAGAAGCAGAAGAGCTAGAGCTCTACCGTGACCGTTTAAACTGGGCAAAACGCCTGCTTGAAAACGACATCCTTTCCATTGAGCGTAAGGCTCGCATGATTGTCGGGCAGATCGAAGCCGAGATTGAGGAGGCTCTCGATGGAGCTTAGACCTCACCAGCAGAAAGGGATTGACATGGTTCGTCAGTCCCTTCGCACAGGCCACATGAGGCCGTTACTGGCAGCACCCTGTAGTTACGGAAAAACGTATGTTTCTCTCACTATGATGCTGGCCTATGCGGAGACAGGGCGTCGTTCGGTGTTCTTTGCAGACAGAGTGAAGCTCGTGCAGCAAACAGCTGACACTCTGGACCGGCTTGGTATTGACTACTCTGTAATGCAGGCAGACGATCCCCGCTATGATCCCAGAAAGCTCATCCAGATAGCTTCTATACAGACAGCGGTACAACGTCCTAACATGGATTTTTCTTTCGCTGTGGTTGACGAGGCCCACACAGTGTACAAGGGATTCAAAGAGAAGTACCTAGATCGTTACGACAACATCCCGTTTGTCGCGCTCTCAGCCACACCGTTTAGTAAGGGTTTAGGGCAAATCTGGGACGATCTTTTAATTCCCATCACAAGCGAGGAGCTCACCGAGCTGGGTTATTTAGCGCCAATTGATTATTACGTTGGCAGCTCTGTAGACACATCCAACATCCGTACTCGACGCCTACCAACAGGTGGCTTAGAGTTTCACCCAGATGACCTTGGTGCTGCGATGATGCAGGATGATGAGTTAAGCGGCGACATCGTTGAGAACTACCTCAAGCACTCGCCTGACGGCTCTAAGCGGGCAATAGCATTCTGTCCTACGATTGATCACAGCAAGACGCTGGTGGAAAAGTTCAATGCCCACCCGAGCGGTATCAAGGCTAGGCACATTGACGGCTACACGAACGACGAGCTCAGGCAAGCCCTGTACGCTGATCACAAGGCGGGTCTATTTTCTGTGCTGTCATGCAGCCGCTTGCTCGGGACGGGATACGATGCCCCCTATGTTGAAATGTTGATAGACGCCTACCCGTGTCGCTCAAAAATTGATTTCGTGCAGCGCTGTGGCCGCATAGCCAGAATCTCTCCAGAGACAGGCAAGACCCGAGCGATCTACTTGGACCACGCCGGCAACATTCAACGCCACGGACAGCTTCCAGATACAATTGTGCCCTATCAGCTGGATGACGGCACCAAGCGTTACAATGAGGACCGGCTAATCAAGCAAGAAGAGAAGCAACCTGTGCTCAGGCCGTGCCCTGTGTGCACCACTCAAATGAGCGGGCGTCGCTGTAAAGCTTGCGGCTATGAATTACCTGTAGACGCTGAGATCTATACAAGCAACGAGGTCTTAAAGAAGATCGAACGGGAAAATATGCCAAAGCCTGAGAAGTTCACTACAGAGGACAAAGAGCGCTGGTATGCAGAGCTGACCGCTTATGCCGTGCTGAAAGGCTACAGGCAGGGCTGGGCTCATTACAAGTTCCAAGAGAAGTTTAAGGTAGCACCGAAAGGAATAGAACGTCGCTGCGCCAAGAACGTCTCTCTGGAAGTCAGGAACTGGATAAAATCAAGGAACATAGCGAATGCACATAGACGAGCTGGCTAATCTCTGCGACAAGCCTCGCAAGACCCGTAAAGGCTGGGACGTATGCTGCCCAGTACATGGCGAGACAAATCCAAGCATGGGCCTAACCATCGGCCGCAATGGAGACATCATTGCAAACTGCTTTGCGTGTGGCGCTAACGGCATGGACCTTGCTGAAGCACTAGGAATCAGCAAGTCAGAACTTTTCGCCAAGCCCCTTGAGAGAACCCAAGACAAAAACTGGAAACTCAACTCAACGCGTGATGCAGATGACTGGTTTATAGTTATACACGAGAGCGCCATAAAACGCGGCGAGAAGCCACGCTATGATGATATGGTTGAATATAAGCGAGCAATGGCTAGAAGAGCTCAGAGGTCCTCTCTGGGGCTAGAACAGACAATAATAGACGTAGGTTTAGAAGCATGATCGACAACACAGTAACAAAACAAAAGCAGCAGGCAATTTTAGATCAGCACAAGGCTGAATATCTGGCGAAAGGCGGCAAGATAACCGTGGTGCCCTCACAGACCTTTGGAAAGGGTTACAATGACTCGGTGATTACTCGAATGGTTTATTCAAGAGATTCTATTCTTGTCGAGAAAAAGAGCAAATGCGATGAGTAGGCCACTCTACGAGAATGAAGCCACCAAGGCTAAAGAGAAAGCATTGGGCGACATAGTCTGCGCCAAGTGGAATTGCGAGTTACAGAAAGTCTCTATCAAGTACCATGTGGACTGTTTAGCACTCAGGGACGGCGAGGCTATGGCATGGGTTGAATTGCGCTGCCGCAATAATGATGTGTTACAATACCCTACACTTATGATTTCGCTGGCAAAAGTTCAGGGAGCTAAGAGATTACAGGAGGACACTGGCCTACCTGTGTTTCTAGTCGTTGAATGGAATGACAGCGTAATGTTTACTAACCTCGGCCAATGCGACTTCACGCTTGGCTTTGGCGGCAGGAACGAGATGAGGGACTGGCAGGATCAAGAGCCGGTCTGTCATATACCTATTGAACAATTTCAGGAGTTCAGGCAGTGAGTGACGATAAGCCAGTACACGGCAGCACACGCGTCTTTACTAGCGAAGAAATTAAAGAATGCTTCAGGCTTGCGCCTTCATTAACCAAGCAGCAGCTCGCTGATTATTTTGGCTGTTGTTTCAACACGTTAAACCGCGCAATGGAAAGGCAGCCAGAATTTGGTGAAGCCTACAGGAAGGGTAAGGCACTGGCGATTGCTCAGATGGCAGGCTCGCTTCAGATGAAGGGCTTGGAGGGTGACGTTAACGCAGCTAAGTTCTGGTTATCACATCAGGCCGGCTGGACCGAGACAAAGCGCACAGAGCTCTCTGGCAGGGACGGTGACCCCATTGAGGTTGATATGCAGTGGACTGTTGAGGTGGTGGAATGAGTACCGGTCCGTGGGAAGGCGGCAAGGGCTCACGGCCCCGCAAATACAACGTGAGCAAGTATCTGGACAACTACGACAGGATATTTGGCAAGGCTAAAGAGCCCGAAGCCAATGAAGAGCTTGGCAATAAATTGCTTGAGTCCGTCAAAGAAATGAAAGCTGAGATCGCCAAGAAGCGCCACGACTAATGCCTAAGATGCAGATTCCTAAGAAGCTTCAGCCTTTCCTCAAGCCCAAGCGCATAAAGGTCGCAGTGGGCGGTAGGGGAAGTGGGAAGAGCATGAGCTTCGCTGACCTGTGCCTGATGGACGCTATGACAAAGGGGATCAAGACTCTCTGCTTCCGTGAGTTTCAGAACAGCATAGACGACTCTGTACTGAGTATCCTGCGGGCTGAGATTGAGCGGCTAGATCTCAAGGGCTTTGAGGTCCAGAAGTCGCAGATCTTGTACAACGAAGAACCGGTGTTCCGCTTCAAGGGAATGGCTCGGGACCCAGAGGCCATTAAAAGTGCGCACGGCTTCCAGCGCTTCTGGGTGGAGGAAGCTCAGACTATCTCCTTCGATTCTCTCAAGGCCCTGACGCCTACACTGCGTGAGGAAGGATCAGAGCTCTGGTTCTCAGCCAACCCAAGGTCATCGCTAGACGCATTCAGCCAGCGCTTTATCAAGCCATTTGAGAAGGAGTTACTGCGCGACGGGTTCTATGAGGACGAAGACCATCTGATCGTCATGATCAATATTGAAGACAACCCACTAGCGCCTGATGTACTGAAGCGCGAGATGGACGGCGACAGGGAGCGCATGAGCCCTGCCTTGTTTGACCATGTGTGGCGCGGCCATTTCCTAGATGACGTAGAAGACAGCATCATCCCCGCAGAATGGTTCGATGCAGCCATAGATGCTCACGTTAAGCTCGGCTTTGAGGGCACCGGCGCAATCATCGCCTCACACGATCCCTCAGATGAGGGCGGTGATTCCAAAGGGTTCGCCCTCCGGAAAGGCTCAGTGGTCCTAGACATCTGCGAGAAGGTCACTGGCGATGTAGCCGAGGGCATGGATTGGGCGCTGCGTAAGGCTCGTGAGGCGCAGGCTGACTGGTTCGTATGGGATTGCGACGGCATGGGTATAGCGCTCAAGCGACAGGTAGATCAGGAGCTTGAGTCAACCAAGATGCAGAAGCACCAGTTCCGTGGCTCTGAATCGCCTGATGACGCTATGGTGCCGTACAGCGGATCAGACTCTAAGACCAACCGAGACACATTCCTGAACAAGCGAGCACAGTATTGGTGGAAGCTTAGGGACAGGTTCGAGGCGACGTATAGGGCAGTCACTAAAGGCGAGTACATTGACCCAGAGAATCTAATTTCTCTTTCGTCTGACATTCCCGTATTGCAACAGTTAAGATCAGAGGTATGCCGTATACCGCAAAAAAGGTCAAACAATGGTAAAATAGCGATTATGACCAAACTGGACATGGCGAAGAAGTATCAGCTGCCATCTCCTAACATGGGCGACGCGCTCATGATGGCGATGTTTTCACCTAAAGCAGTGCAGCAGCAGGCTGTCAAAATTAATTTCTCTGGCTGGGGCTAGACTATGGCTACATACGAAAACGGATACGAAGAAAAGGAAGAGTCGGCTGAATACACCGAAGACGATCTGTCCTACAAGGATAATTACGACGATCACAAGAACGTAATTGATCTGCTTAGCTCTTGCCAACAGGCTGACCATGATAACCGAGAGATGGCCCGAGAGGCCCACTTATTTGCGGATAAGCGTGACGGTCAGTGGGAACCATACTGGTGGAACTCAAACCAGAACAAGCCTCGCTACACGTTTGATCAAGTCAACCCTATTATTTCTCAGGTCTCATCTGAGATTGAGCAGGCTGACTTTGACATCCGTGTCAGCCCAGCCGGCGGCAATGCCACTAAGGACGTTGCTGCTACCTACGACGGCATAATCCGAAACATTGAGAACATCTCTAACGCTAAGCAGATATACGCTCAGTCTTGCCGTGGCATGATCACTAGCGGATTTGACGCATGGCGTGTCTGCCAGAAGTACGCGGATGACAATAGCTTTGACCAAGACATCGTGATTGAGAAGATTGCGAATCCATTGGACCGCGTCTGGTTTGATCCAGCAGCGGAAAAGCAAGACAAGTCAGATGCACGTTACGCGTTCGTGTTGCATCCTATGGCGGTCAACGAGTACAAGAGCCGCTGGCCAGAGGGCTCCGAAGAGTCTGTGACTGATGACCGTGAAGGCGACGCATACTACGACAAGGCAGAGGTCATTGTTGTTGGCGAGTTTCTCTACGTTGAATCAGAAGACCGTGAGCTGGTCATGATGTCTAATGGACAGACTCACGAGGTCAATGAGGACTACGATAAGATCAAAGACGATCTAGAAGCTATCGGCGTCACCGAGGTCCGTCGTCGCAAGCGCAAGATGCACAAGGTCTGCTCTCGCTACTTTGACGGCAAGGACTGGCTCGAAGATGACAAGGACACGGTATTCAACCGAATCCCTGTCGTTCCTGTTTACGGCAACTTCAAGGTATTCGAGAATAAGACTATCTACTGGGGTGTGGTAGAGAAGCTACTGGACCCGCAGCGCGTTCTGAACTACGCACTGAGCCGTGAGATCGAAGAGGGCGCACTAGCACCAAGAGCCAAATACTGGATGACTCCTGCACAAGCGGCAGGGCATGAGGACCAGCTTGCAACGCTAAACACCAACAGCGATCCGGTGCAGTTCTTTAACCCTGATCCTGAGTTCCCAGCTGTGCCCCAGCAGCAAGGCGGCGCTCAGGTTAACGGCGGTCTAAGGACTATTGCTCAGGCAATGCAGGGCATGATGAACGCAACGTCTGGTATGTTTGCGGCGAACATGGGCGACAACCCCAACGCGCAATCAGGCGTTGCTATTCGTCAGCTTCAAAACAAAGGCGACAATGCCACCTACCAGTACACCAGAGCGCTTGAGATAGCTATCACGGCAACCGGCAATCTGATCAAGGATGCTATCCCTAAGGTCTACGACACAGAGCGCACAGTGCGCGTCCTGAGAGAAGATGAAAGCTACGACATGGCAGACATCAACCAGAAGGTCATAGACAACGCCACCGGCGAGATTGTGGTGGTCAATGATCTATCTGTGGGCACATACGATGTGATCTGTCGTGCAGGACCTAGCTTCCGCAACCGCCAGCAAGAAACATTAGAGGCAATCACTAATCTTGCCAAGGTGGACCCGTCTCTCATGCAGATCGCCGGAGACCTGTTGTTGCAGAATGTGAACACTCCGGCAGCTACGCAGATGGCTGAGCGCAAGCGAGCGCAGATGCTACAGCAAGGCTTGATCCCGCAGTCACAAATGACTGAAGAAGAGCTCATGCAGCTACAGCAGGCTCAAATGGCAGCACAGGGCCAGCAGCAGCCTGACGCAGCAATGGTCCTAGCACAAGCTGAGCAGATGAAAGCTCAGGCAGAAATGATACGGGCTCAGATAGAGCAAGCTAAGCTTCAGAATGAGCAGATGAAATTGCAGATAGAAGCTCAGAAGCTACAGACGCAGACTGTCGGCGATCAAGCAGACAACCAGATCGACGCATTCAACGCGCAGACCAAGCGCATAGAGGCCGAGATCAAGGCGCAGCAAGCCGGTGCAACGATTGATAACACAGCGGCCAAGACAATGGGCGAAGAGTTAGACAATCAAAAGAAGATGTCTGACTTAATGGATGAGCAGATGCGTAAAGCGCAAATGACTCAGCTGTCTGATTTTGATCTAGCGAGGATTGCGTCCGGTGCCACTTCCATTAGCTAAAGAGCAACAATTAGACCAGCTCCTTGCCATCAGGGAGCTGGAGAATAGGGGTCGAGGCGACGCAGCCAGAGCGATTCAGGAAAGCGGAAAGATACCTGATGACCTTGAGTACGGCGAGTTCGTAAAGGCGGCTAGGGCTGCCTATGGTCCAGCAGCGTTCTATGCGGCAGGCGGCAGGGATATTCTGCCTTACGTCTACGATTACCTCAAAGAAACGTCAATTGAGGATATAGGCGAAGATGTCTATAACTTCGGCGCAGGCGTTGCTCAAGACATCAAAGAGAACCCGCTTAGAACAGCGCTGGACTTCGTACCTTACATCGGCGCTATTGCCGGAGGCGGTGAGTCTTTTATCCTTGCCGAGCAAACACGCAAAGCCGCTGAGCGAGCTAAGGCAGCCGGTGACACAAAAGAATACGAGAAGCTTAGAGCTCTAGCCGCATCAATGATGACCGGCGCTTTGATTCCTGCATTCGGCAAGAGGGCCCCAGACAAGCTTGACATAATCCAGAAAAGTGATCGTTACAAGGATGTGCCAGCAGAGCAGATGACCCGCGAGATGCAGGCAGAAGCTGCAATGGATACGGTCAACCAAGCGCTGGTAGCAGACATAGATGAGTTTGTTCCTTTGGCTGGTGCGCCGAAATTTGAAGGCCCATTGGCAATGGGTGGAGTCAATCTTCTAAATAATCGGTTCGCTATATTTTCAGCGGAAAGAGGTGATTTAACTCCAGAAGAAAACACAGAACGAACTAGGAAAATGGCTAGAGAGCTGTTGCTTGAGTTCGGTCCTGATAAAGTCTCAATGGTTAAAGGCGTTTACGGAAGTCCTGAGCGCTCTTTCATTGTCCAAGACATAGACCCAATAAAAGCCAGAAACTACGGCGACAGATACGATCAGGACTCTGTATTCACTGATCGTGGCCTGATTTATAGCAAGGGCAATACAGAAGGCTTGTACGGTCAAGGCGTTCCCATAAAGCCTCAGATAGACTCAATGGGCAGACCTCAATACAAGGCCATCATTGACCCAGACTCAACTAACTTTTTTACGGATATAACCACAGCCAGAGGCGAGCCTATCCGGTTCAGGTTTGACTTAGAAGAAAATGAGATGTTCTCACTGCCTTCTGGTGACCTGACGCCATCTTCAACAACTGGTGTGCAGTTTAGCAGGCAGCCTAACATTACGACGGCAGACCCAAACTACTACGGGACCGGCGCAAGAGGCGAAGAATCAAATAGGATAAAGTACGAGGGTGCACCGCTACGCACCTATTTCTACCGCCCAACCGGCGATCCGGCTGCGGTAAGGCCAGAAGCTATTGTCCCCAGCGATAACAGGTACGTTACTCAGCTGCGTGAACTCTATGACGTTCAGAGAGACCCAGAGGGCCTAAGATCGTTTTCCAAGGGCCCAACAGACCTAGAGCAGATGATTCAGTCTAGGGGCTACAGAGGGCTGATGTCTGACGAAATGGCAAACCCTAGTATGGGCAGAGAAGGCAGTGCGCTATCGTTCTATCGTGAGCCTGTCACAAGCCTTGATACTGCTACTGCGCTTGGAGGACTACCACCAACCCCGCCACCTCAATACATTCAAAAAAAGCCAGCAATTCAAGCTCTCGGCGGCGATCTTAATATAGATCCAAGGACGTTTAACGCGGGCGCTGGTAGCAATTCAGGCGTGGGCAGAACAAGAGACATGGACCGGATAAGAAATCTGCAAGTTCAGTATGAGGACCGCCGGCCGTCTCAAGACAACATTATCAGACTGCAAGACTTTGAGGGCTATCCTTTCGTGCTCTCAATGTCAGACAGGAGCATGGCTGGCAACAGGATAGCCAACATTAACGGCATCCCTATCGGCCATACCACAAGGGGCGGCATGGGCCATATGGGTGACCCGCTAAACGCTGATACTTTGTGGCGAGCTACAGAAGCCGGAGTGACCGGATCTAAGTCGTCAATACTTGATATGTCTAGGGCTTTGACAGGGCAGGGTGGTCCTAACCCGTTATTCCTACCTGTAAACATGAGCCCAACTGGCGGCGACTTCTCATCTCAGGTGGCAACGCCGATGCTCAAGTACAACAGAGCCAAACTAAGCGACGTTGACTTGGATGACATGGACGCAGATATTGCTGAAATAATTCCTAGCTGGAAAGGAATTAGAAACGATGAGTCATTGACTAATTTATACTCAGCAACCGGCGATCAGCGAAAAGCGGTACTAGACTTGCTAGATAAGAAGTACGCTCTTCGTGGCGGGTTAACCTTGGCTGAAGCCAGAACAGCTGCAACAGATACGCGCTTGCTTCAAGCTCCTGACGGGGCTGTTATCTCGGCTGGTCGACTAGATCCTGAGCGCGGTTATAGCTTGAGCCCTGAGTATGATGTCTACCCTGCCGGCGTTTACGGCAGCCCATTAGGCAACTTTGATCAGCAGTATCAAATGTTTGAATTCTTGCCTGATATTGTTCAAGAGGGTGGATTCGATCCAATGCTGCCGCCACGCAATCAGCTCAGAAAGATCGAGACAGGAGCTATGGGCGGACGCATAACTGAAGACATACTTCGAGGCATGGAGGATCGTAGAACGGCTCCTGTGTCTTCTGAGACGTTCTCAGGACCTACTAGACCTAAGTCGGCGCTAAATGATCTTCTTGATCCCAATAGAATCCCAGAAAAAACACAGACTGCTTATAAGTTATTCCGAACTGATGCTGAGGGTAATTTGTATCCATTGTTCGTTAACGCGAACCAGAAGATACCAATGAATGAGTGGCTGCCGGCAGAAGCTGGAGAAATGACTGGAAATAAAGTGAAATCCAAAATAGGTCCTCTGGCATTTAGGGCTGGTTGGCACTCTGGTGATTTACCTATAGCTACTCATATTGGAGAAAAATACGATCCCGCTACAATGCAAAAAGACAAGACAATGAAAGCGCCGAACGTAAGGCCAGACAATCAGGTATGGGCTGAGGTTGAAATGCCCGCTGATTACGATTGGCAAACCGAAGCAATGAATAGAGCCGAAAGGACAAAGGCTGGGAAAATAATACCGCGCACAGCTCACATTACTGACCAAGTTCCCTATGGCGGTCATTACAGGTACAAAACCAACCCTAATATGACTGGAGAATGGTTAATAGGTGGGCAAATGAAGGTAAACCGCATCCTAAGTGATGATGAGGTCAAAAGGATAAATGATGCCGCTGGTGTAGCAGATCTGCCGAGATTGTCAGCGTTGAGAAATTTAGAGGATTAATCGGCACCAGCTAAAAGCCGGACCTTTTCTTCTATTTCTTCTTGTATCTCTTCGCACTCTTCAAACTCACCATAAGCGTGAGCAAGGATTGCTTGATTTACAAGGCTAACAATATCGTCGGCTATCTGATCAGGATCATCGGTTTCAAATAAGTCTATGATCTTATTCATGGTTACACCTGTAGTTAGTGTTTGAAAGATTATACCTATATATTGATTTTTTTGTGAATATGTTATAATTCACGCAGGCCACCAGACCTTCTCTGGGCAATTTACCTGTAAGGGGCACAATATGAGCGAGCTGCAACCAGAAGACAACTACGCGTACGAATCCGAGGACGACGTAACCACGGAGACAGAGGTAGTAGAAACTGAAGATTCTGCGGAGGCGCAGGATTCCGATTCAGCACCGGAGACTGAGGATACTCAGGATAAACAGGTCAAGTTCGACGAGCAACAGCAACGCATATTTGATGAGGCTGTAGGTAAGAAGGTATTCAAGCTCAGAGAGAAAGAGCGAGAAGCTGAAGCCTATAAAAAACAGCTTGAAGAATTGCAGGCGAAGCTCGGCGAGAAGCAGGCCCCAAAAGTTCCTGACTTGCCAGATCCTTTTGCGGTATCAGAATATGAATATCGCCAAAGTCTGCAAATGAGGGAGAAGGCCCTGCAAGATGCTGCTAGGTATGAATTTGAGCAGCAAGCAATTCGGCAGCAGCAAGAACAAATGCGGCAGCAGGAATTGTTAAAGCAGCAGGAAGAGCTAACAGAAAAGGTAAGCTCTTACTCTAAGCGGGCAACTAAGTTAGGTATCTCTTCGGAGGAACTACAAGAAGCAGGAAACACGGTGGCGCAGTTCGGCATAGACGAGTCACTGGTTAATGTGATTTTAGAAGACGATTACGGTCCTCTGATCACAAAGTACCTGTCTAAGAACCCGCTTGAACTTGATACGTTGCGACAACTACCGCCAGCTCACGCAGCGGTAAGAGTAGCTACATTAATCAAGGAGAAAGCTGCATCGCTTAAACCCAAGGTAAATAACGCTCCTGATCCTTTGGAGCAGCCACACGGCGCTGGTACGGCTCCCAAACCTAGAGGGCCAAAAGGTGCCACATTTGAATAGGAAGGTGATCCAGAATGGCTAACAATCTTAATAGTAACGTAACTCGGAAAGTCGCTCGCGTCTTTCTTGATGCTTTTGAGGCATCACGAGTTCTGACTAAGACTGTAAACACACAGCTCTTGTCAGGCAAATTCAACCCTGCATCGGGTTCAACTGTAGACTTCAAGCGTCCACACGACTACAACAGCATCCGTACTTCTGGCGGTGACATTAGCTCAAGCACTAAGAGCGACATCATTGCAGGTAAGGCGACTGGTACAGTTCAGGACTACTTCACTGCCGCTACTGAGTGGGGCAATGTTGAGGAAGCGCTTGAGCTAGACCAACTCGATCAGATCCTTGAGCCAATGGCACGTCGCATTGTGACTGACATGGAGCTCGATCTTGGCGCATACATCCGCAAGAACGCCTCACTCAAGTATGGTACTCACGGCACTGCCGTTGATGCTTGGGGCGACGTTGCAGGTGCTGGTGCTTTGATGGATTCAGTCGGTGTTCCAATGTCTGACGAGAAGTACTACATCATGAACCCATTCACCACTACTGCGCTGTCTTCAGCTCAGAACGGTCTGAATGCGGCTGATGGCCTTGTTCGTACAGCGTGGGAAAAAGCGCAAATCTCTAGCAACTTCGGCGGCATGATGGCTCTTACATCTAACGCTCTGTCTAGCTACACTTCAGGTTCTACTACTGACCGTGCAGGCGCTTTGGCTTCTACTCCTGACGCAACTTACGTTACAGCTAAGGACACTATGACGCAGGTTCTGTCTCTGAACAACTTGGGTACTGGTACTATCAAAGCTGGCGACATGGTTACTATCGCAGGCGTTTACCGTCTGAACGTAGCAACTCGTGAGCCTATCCTTGATGCTGCTGGCAACCAAGTGCTTTGGACAGGTACTGTACTCGAAGATGTGACTATCGCTGGCAACGCTGCGACTATCACTGTCTCAGGTGCTGCTATCTACGAAGCAAATGGTCAGTACAACAACGTAAGCGCGGCTCCTACTAGCGGTGACGTTGTAACTATCCTTGGTGCTGCTTCAACTCTGTACCAGCCTAACCTCTTCTACACGAAGCAGGCGTTCGGCATCGGTACTGTTAAGCTGCCTAAGCTCTACAGCACTGATACTATCGCTACTACTAGCGATGGATTCAGCATCCGCGTATCTAAGTACGCAGACGGTGACGCTAACACGCAGAAGATTCGTTTTGACCTTCTGCCCGCATACGCAACCTTTAACCCGCTCTTCGCAGGTCAAGGCTTCGGCGTATAACGCTAGAATGGAGGAGGGGGCTTCGGCCCCCTTTTCGCTTATATGGCAAAACCACAGAAAGGCAAGGCCAAGGTTAAGGTCACAGCGTCAGGCAAGAAGGTCTCCTACGGGCAGGCTGGGAAAGCTAGTGACGGTGGACCACGAGTACGCGCTGGAACTAAGAAGGGCGACTCATACTGTGCTAGATCATTAGGGATCAAGAAACGATTGCCTAAAGACAAGCAGAACGATCCTAATACGCCAAACAACCTAAGTCGTAAGCGCTGGAAGTGTAAAGGCGCTAAATCAGCAAGGTACGAATAATGGCTGGACTGTACGAAAACATTCACAAAAAGCGTAAGCGCATCAAGCGGCAAAAGGCTGAAGGCAAGACTCCTGAAAGAATGAGGAAGGCTGGCTCAAAAGGCGCGCCTACTGCTAAAGCGTTTAGGCAATCAGCAAAAACAGCAACATTCGAGTGAGGTAATACCATGCCAATGGTTAAAGGTAAGAAATATCCCTACACGAAAGAAGGCAGAGCAGCTGCTGCTAAGGCTGCAAAGAAGCCTAAGAAGAAAGCAAAAGCTAAAGGAGCTATGTACGAGTAATGGCTACTGTCGCTCAGGTTGCAAAAGCATCGCTACAACGGATTCTGGTACAAGCGTCTGAAGCTCCTCTTGAGCCTGATGAGTACCAAGACTATATATTCGCTCTAAATAATTACATGGCTCAGCTAGATGCTCAAGGCATTAGCTTGGGTTATACGGAAGTGTCAGATTTAGGTGATACTGTAACAATTCCGACAGGTGCATTGCGCGGAGTTATTGCAAATATGGCAATAGAAGTCGCGCCAGATTACGGAGGCGTAGTCTCTGACGGACTGGTCCTAGCGGCCCGTCAAGGTATGCAGACTATGCGAACCATTGGGCAGCGCATTAGAGCAAGCGCACTACCATCTACACTGCCTATCGGCTCTGGTAACGAAGATGAGTCTTGGGGCCTTAACGGACATTTCTACCCAGATGCTGAGGCTGAGATACTCGCCGAGACTACTGGCGCTATCGGTCTGGAGAACAATACGCAATGACTACACGAGCACAAGGTCGTAAGAAAAGTGATTTCGTTGCTAAGACCACGGTTGAGGCTGGCGGTTATTTAGACTACGTTGTCAATGGGACTAACTACAAGATCAGCTACGACAACTTTGTTAGCGGTCTAGGTGTGACAGGATCTATAGTCCAAGACGGCGCGGTTACTGGTGCAGCAATCTTAGACACTCAGGGAACTGTAAACAACATCAGGAACCTTGAGAATGGATCAGGTATTATAGCTAACGTATCACCTGAGAATGGGGTGATACTGGCTCATAATTTCTCACAGGATGCTACAGGCGCTCCTATATTCCTAAACACCACAGCAGACAGCCCTACGTTTGCAAGTCTGGTTGCTGGTAACGGAATAGGCATTACTTCTACTGACAGCTATGTCACTATTGCACAAGTAGGTGTTGCTGAGTACGCCAATGTAACTATGCACGGCAACTCTGACGAGACTGTAATCACTAGCACTGCTACGGCGGTAAAAGTAGCTGGGACATTTATAGTCGGAGATGAAGCAGGATACACAGGAGATACCACCGGCAGAATTACGCACACAGGTAATACTGCAAGGCATATCGTTAATGCGGTAGTTAGCATGACTGTAACTAGCGGAACTAATCATCAAGTTTCGCTTTACATTGCTAAGAATGGATCAGTAATTCAATCATCCAAGACAACTACTACTACATCTAGCGGCCTTTACAGAAGTCTAGCTACGTTTGTAAATATCATATTAGATGATGGTGATTACGTTGAATTATTTGTAAGGAATGAATCAACAACAGATAACATTGTTGTATTGGATGCTGTTATAGGGGCGTTCTAATGCCTGTGACTCAACTGCCAATAGCGAACGGTTTTTATGTTAGTGACTCTCTGCCTATCTCCGCTCAAGAGTGCACTAACTGGTATCCGAATATTGTTCAAGGCGCTGGTCTTTCTCAAGAGACTTTATTCGGCACTGAAGGTATTGTTCAGCTCGAAACCTCTGGTGAGATTGCTAACGTAAACCGTGGCGCTCACGAAATGGCTGGAAAGCCTTACTTCGTAAACGGCACAAGACTTTACCGCTTAGACGAATCTGGCGACGATTACACGCTGACGTTTATTAATGATATTGAAGGCACTGATCGTGTCTCAATGGCAGATAATGGAACGCAGTTAATGATCCTTGTGCCTGATGGCAAAGGTTATATATACAATCACGTCACTGATACGTTTAGTGAGATTACGGATTCTGACTTCACTGCAAACGGCAACCCACAGTTTGTAGTGTTCATAGATGGCTACTTCTTAGTTACCACTGATTCTAAGAAGTTCATAGTAAGCTCCATCAATGACGGCTTGAGCTATAACGCTCTAGACTTTGGTACAGCCGAGTCAGACCCTGATGACATTGTTGCTCCGGTAGTATTTAAAAACCAACTTTTCATCTCTGGCGGTCAAACCTTTGAGGCTTTCCAGAATATAGGCGGGGCTGATTTTCCATTTAGTAGAACTGGATTATTTTTACAGAAAGGATGTTACGCGCCTTACTCTCTAGTTAATGCTCAAGATACTTTTATGTGGGTAGGCGGTGGAGAAAATGAAGGACCGGCTATCTGGGCCCTAAATGGAAACAGCACTGTAAAGGTATCCACTACTGCGATTGACTCGTTGCTGTCTACGCTTACAGACGAGCAAGTAAGGTCCATTTATTCTTGGGCATACGCAAGCAAGGGGGCCTACTTTATCGGCTTCTCACTGCCCGCTACGACGCTTGTATATGACACCACGTCACAACGCTGGCACGAAAGAAAATCATTCCTTGAAGGAGCTCTTGGAGCTTTCAGAGTGTCTTCGGTAGTGAAGGCATATAACAAGATTTTGTGCGGCGATATTGTTGACGGCCGGATAGGTGAGCTGGACCCAGACACTTACACAGAATACGGAAACACAATTGTGCGTAGGGTTGCCACACAACCTTTCCAAAATAATATGCAATCTGTTTTCTTTCCAAGCTTAGAGCTAACGGTAGAGTCTGGCGTTGGTAACGCAGACGTTCCCGATCCTCAAATAGTTTTAGAGCGAAGCAAAGACGGAAAGACTTGGAGCGGCCCTATCTCGCGCTCAATAGGAAAGATTGGTGAATACACTCGCAGAGCTATATGGCGCAGAAACGGACGCGCAGCTCGGTTTGAAATATTCCGCTTCACTTTAACGGATGCGGTTAAGCCTGTAATCATTCAACTAACGGCGAACATTATTGGTGGAGACAAGTGAGCAATCCAAGACTAAACGCCGCCCAGCCTATCGTACAATCCGATGGGACTATGGCGCAGCCCTTCAGGCAGTTCACTCAGGACGCAAGCCTGAGCATCCCGATTGTCGGAACTGGCTCACCAGAAGGCGTAGTAGAGGCTCGGCAGTATAGTTTGTACATAGATTCAACCGGAACAGCAGGAAACATTGAATACCGCAAGATGCAGCCAGACATAGCAGGCGATAAGTCTAGGGGATGGTTAGCGGTATAAATATGTTAAAATTGAACAAATTAAATAGGGTATCGTCATGGATCCAGTAACTTTATCAACCTTAGCCAGCACGGCAGCAAGCCTTGGCGGTTCTTTCTTGCAAAATAGGGCTAACAAAAAAGCAGCCGAGCAAGCAGCAAAGCAAAGAGCTCAAGAGATTGGAATGATCCAAGACTACGGGCAGCGTAGCATGGATGCCCTCTTGCCAGCCTATCAGGCGGGTCAAAATATTCGCCAGCAAGGAATGCAGCAGCAGCTAGGATTAGCTGGGCAGACGTTCCAACCAATGGTTGAGGCAACCCAAGCCGGCGACTACATGGCTCAGCAAGCATTAATCTCAGGACTTCAGAGACAGAAACAAGCGCTTTTAGGTGGCAATATAGATTATTCAAATTTAGCCCCACAGAATGTCCCTATGGATTATTCTGCTCTTTCAGGTTTAACCAATCCTCAAGCTCTTCAGTTTGCTCAATTTAAGCAGCCAGAATTTTCTAACGCTGGGCAAATGGATATGACAGCTGGCGAAGTGCAAAAGTACATAGATATGAACCCAGACATAGAAGAAGGGTATATGGCTAATAGATCTCGGCTTCTTGCTGGAGGCGATCCTCAGTTTAATACTTTAGAAGGATACGCTCGGTGGCACTTAGATAACTACGGCCGCCAAGAAATGGCAGAAGGTAAACGAGCTCCATTGACATCTGGCGTTGGTCAGCAGCCACAGAACGAGTTCACTACAGAACAAGTAGCCAGAATATTTAATATGGGTGGAATGCAGCCATGAGCATCAGTAAATTACAAGGGCTTTCAGCTCAGCCTCCTTATGACTACGAAACAGTAGAGAAGGTTAAAGGTCTTCTCAATTCTGGCGATGTTGACGTAAATGATGTCTCAAACTATTTTAATGTTGAGAAAACTTTCGTTCTTGAAAGTCTTACAGGTATTCCTCGTAACGCATTTACAAGCGGGACCTTGGACGCTCCGCAAGTCGCTGCGGTCCAGAAACTTATAGAAAAAGGTGTAGCAAGCACCAAGGATGTTTCTCAATACTTCAGTGCTCCTGAAGAAGTGGTCGAGCGCAACCTTACAGAGCAGTTAGGTTACAGTCCTAGCCAAATTGCTGAAGCTAGAGCTGGAACCCCCATCACCCCTAAGTCTGTAACTGAAGAACCAAAAACAGTAGAGGATTTAAGCACAGGACTTCTCGGAGCCGAACAAGCTCTCAAGGGTGGCGCTCAGGCGGCCATAGATCGTTTAGATCAGCTAAATGCTGCCGGTAGGCAAGATCTACAGAGTCAATACGCTTTGGGTCTTGAGCAGGCTCAACAACAAGCTGAGAGGGCCAGAGGAGACATTACCTCTAGCACTACGCAAGGACTTGAGGCTTTAGGCGCTGGTATAGGCCAAGCTAGAACAGATATCACCGACGCATTTGGTCGCGCCGAAGGGATGTTTGATCCTTACCGTGAAGCTGGCACTACTGCGCTACAGCAGCAGCTTGCGCTTTCAGGAGCTCTAGGTCAGGACGCATTTAATCAGGCTTATCAAGAATCTCCACAGATGGCATTCCTGCGCGAACAGGGCATGAGAGCCAACTTAGCAGGCGCAGCAGCTACAGGCGGTCTCGGAGGCGGTAACGTCCAAAAGGAGTTACAGCGCTTCGGGCAGGGACTAGCTTCACAAGGGCTACAGCAGCAGATAGCGAACTTAGGCGCTCTATCAGGCCAAGGACTTGGCGCAAGTGGCAGTGCAGCGACAATCGCAACACAAGGCGGGTCCAACTTAGCTAATCTTGCTTCGGCAGAGGCTCAGGCTAGACTGCAAGCGCGAACTCAAGAGGGCGCAAACTTAGCTAACATTGCATCAGCTCTTGGTGGCCAGCAGCTTCAAACTCAGACGAATTTGGGCAACCAGCTTTCTGCTTACGGGTTATCTACAGGATTACCGGCAGCTCAAGCGCTAAATAATTTGGGAGTAAATCTTGCCGCAGGAAGAATGGAAACTGGGCGAGATCTTGCTAACAGAGAGTCAAGTCTTGCCACTAACCTCGCTAACATTTACGGCTCTCAAGGCGTTAACTTAGCAAATCTTTTTGGTGGTCAGAGAGATTTTCTTTCTGGAATATATGGCGATGCTGCCCTTAATGAAGCGCGAGCACAGCAAGGTTACGGAGCCAATATTGCTGACATACAAGGCAATATAGGATCAGGCATATCAGGCGTTCCTAACGCGCCTATATTCACTCCTGACTATCAAAACCAAGCAATGAACGCGTTATACGCTGCTGGTGCTGGCTATAATTTTGGTAGAACTAACTTTCCACAAGGTGGTCAACAAAATACTGGGACATATAGAGGAGATCTTTCCGGAGGATGGGGAGGATTTGCTGGTAACCAAGGAAACTTCTACCCCAATATCGGAGCCAATTATCAGCCTACAGCAATGAATTACGATCCGCAACTTTACGCTAACCAAAATCTGCAAGGAATATCTTAGTCATGGTGGATATAGCAAGAGCACTGACAGGTCTTGGCGCAGCGATAGGCGGCCAAATTCCGCAATATAATGAGCAGATAGCTCGGGAAGATGAGCTTGCTCGCACGAGAGCGATAGAAGAACAAGATCGCGCTCGTAGGCAGTCTATGGAAAATGAGGAGCTGGCAGAAAAGCGAAGGAGAACCATGTTCTTGGACGCTCAGGCCGGCAATGCTTTTTTAGAGGCTGGTGATTACGGTGCCTTTACTGATCTCTATAGCGACAGATTAAATATACTTAAGAATATACCTAATGTAGATACTCGACATACTCAACGAGCGCTAGGTCTTGCACAACGAGCCATGCAGGGTGACACAAACGCTAGAGATCTTTTGAATAGAGAAATAAAAAATACTATTACAGCAGGAACTGCTTACGGAATTCTTCAGGCTCCAGAAAAAGAAAAAGGCGTTGTTGTTGATGGTCAAATAGTAAGCCCAACAAGCGGCGAAGTAATATATTCAGGACGAGAAGGTCCACAATATAGACCAGCAACTGAGCAAGAGCTGGCAGACTACAGGCTTGGTCCAGATACCCCTGCCCGCGTGTCTCTTAAGGATGGAAAGGTTGAGGTCATTGGTGGTGGTGATACTAACGTCACTATTGAAGGCGATAAGAGCAGTGTTGGATGGGATAAGATTGACGAAGCTTACGCTAAAGATTGGATTAGCTGGAATAGCGTAGGCAGATCACAAACAATGACTAACCTAGCAGCTGTTGGTAATGTTCTTGCTCAACTAGAAAATGGAGAGCAGCTTAGCGGTGAGCTGATTAATGTCGCTCCAAATATTGTTCAAGCTATCTTAGCGCCAAATTCTGTTGCAGCTAGAGAGACAATCGAAGGCGTCGTTCAGCAAAACCTAAGAGATGTCTTGGGCGGCCAGTTCGCACAGCAAGAAGCACAGCAGTTACTATCTCGTGCTTGGAACCCATTGCTTGAGCCTGAAGAAAACGCAAGACGTATGAGAAGGCTTTACAAACAGATGGAAGTAGCGGCAAGTCAGCGTGACGCTATGAACGCATACTTTAACGAAAACGGAACTCTGCGCGGATACACTGGAAGCCAGCCTACACTGCAAGATTTCTATTCAGCTTTGAGTGCAAATAAAGTCGGTGACGTTGTTGGTGGGTATAGATACTTAGGTGGCAACGACAAAGACCCCGCAAGCTGGGAGAAGATAAATGAGTGACGGAAAAGAAACTCAAGGACTAAAGCCTTGGGAAATAGCTGCTCTAGACGATCCTCAGCCGCAATCATCTGGACTTGATGATTATGAGTCTCCTCAAAAGTTAAGAGAGTTTTTGCAGGGTATTACATACAACACGGCTGATGAAGCTGAGGCTGCAATTGTTTCTCAATTAACTGATCGCCCTTACCCTGAAGTTATTTCTGAAATCAGGACGAAGCTCGGCAATTATGAGATGACTAACAAGGGCGAAGCTGCTCTTATGCAATTGCTTGGCGGCATAGTTCCTACTGCGGCCGCAATGGTGTTTACCAGAGGAAGAGGCAAGGCTCCTGCTGGCACTCTTACAGCAGAAAACGCTGCGGCAGTAGGTAATCAGTTTTTCCCTAACTTAATGAAAGCTATCGGATACGGTACTGGAGAAACAGTAGTAGCAGGCATTGGCGCAGCTGAAGGAAATCTTATTGATCGATTGGACCCTATGAGAATGACGGGTGAAGGATTGGTAGGTGGAGGCGTCTCTGGAGGCTTATATGCTGGAGGAAACGCAACTCTAAAAGTCGGAAGCTTTGCCGTTGATGTTATTCGCACATTGGCTCGACGAGTGGATCAAGACAAGATAAATCTAGAGCTACGCAGAATCATGGAGCAGTCAGGAGTATCTGCGGAAAGAGCAGCCGAAATGCTTGCGAACGGAGAGGCTTTGGCTAATGACCCAGCGATTGCTGAGGAGCTTGCAGGACTTGCAGTTAAGAGCCCACAGGCAGCAACCAGAATAAGACAAACAGCTCCTCGAATTGAAGAAGCTCAGGAAGAGGCATTTGAAACCGTTGCAGGTGGATTAGGCGGCGGCATGAAAAAGAACACTTTGGATATTGCTAGATCAAGTGATGCAGATCTTAATAAATCTGTGAACGAAGCTTATGCGCCAGCAAAAAAGGCTGATGTAGAGGCAAGCCCTAACTTAATCGATTCAATGAGACTTGCGTTTCAAAAAGCTCCACAAGGCGCTAGAAAATTTCAAGATGCTTTTAGGTCTTTGACTGGCACTGCGTTTTTTAGGGTTACTGATGACGGCGTTGTAGAGTTTGCAAAAACTCCTACCGTTATGGATGCAGAATACTTGCGTCGAATACTTGACGAAGAGGGAAGTAAGCTTATTGAAAGCGGAGGCGCTGATGCCAATATAGGGCGAAATCTTAAAGAGGCTGCCGAAGAGATAAGAGCTTATGTTGATGATGAGCTTCCGTTAGCCGCTGAAGCAAGATCAATTGCCGCTAATCGATTTTCAATCAATGACGCCTACAAGGCCGGAAAAAAAGTTAAAACAGCAGAGGAAGCACAGCAAGAGTTTCAAGATTTATTGGCAGAAGGTAATACCGACGCAATAGATGCTTATAGGCTCGGATACTTGGTACAGCTGAAGTCAAGAATGACTGGCAACAAAACAACCGTGGTTAATAATTTGCTGGACCCAACAAAGAAAGAAGGGATCTTGTTCAATACAATAGTACCTCCTCACGCTCAGGAAGACGCGCTTAAGAAGCTTGGCATTGCTCAAAGAACGCAGCGCTCTATGGCGACTATGGCCGGCGGATCTCCAACTGCAAGACGAACAGGAGCGGCTAACAGGGTAGGCTCTACTCAAGGAATTGCTAGAGTTATAACTGATTTGGGCGCAGCAAAAGGCGGAAACCCAAATGCCTTGGCAAACACCTTAGATGGTATAATACGCACCTTCCAGCCAAACATAACAGACAGTCAGGCCGGCAGGGTAGCAGAGATATTGTTGTCTAGAGACCCAGATATAGTATCTAAAGCCTTGCGTGACAAAACGGTTCTTAGAAGCGTTCAAGATGTTATTGAATCTGTATCAAGGGCCCCATTGCGAGCGGTTTCGCAATCAGCAGGCAGAACAGCAGCGATTTAATTATAGGAAACTACAATGGCACGATTCGGCGATTTTGATCAATACTTAGATGACGCTGGCGATCCTTTAGTACAAGGAAAGCTATACTTTTACGAGTCTGGCACAACAACACCAAAGACTACCTATGCCGACATCAACAACTCAATCCCGAACACTAACCCTGTTCTGTTGTCTGCTGCTGGCCGTCAACCAAACATTTTCTTCGACGGCGTTGCTAAGGTTATCCTGACTGATAACAATGACGTGCAGATTGCAGTGCGTGACCCAGCAGGTGAGACTGGCACAGACTTTGGTGACGCATGGGTAGCCACTAAGATATACAGCGCTCTAGACGTAGTTCTGGGCTCAGATGGCATTTATTACCGTTCACTTGTTAATGGTAACCAGAACAATAACCCAGTCACCTCTACTGGATATTGGACCCTTTTATACTCAATCGAGTGGAATGCTGGGATAAGCTATAAAGAAGGATCTGTTGTCACTTATGATGGCGAGCAGTACCAAAGCCTGACCAATAGCAACTTGAATAACAATCCATCTACGAGTCCGTCTAACTGGACCTTGCTAAGCTTTGCGTGGATCTCTACTGCGACCTACGCAGACAACCAGAACGCAGTGGGTTCCGACGGCATCCTGTACACTTCTCAACAGGCAGCGAACACAGGAAACGATCCTACAAATGCTGCTAATCGCCCTACTTACTGGGTGGGAACATCTGCGGATGCAGCAGCCAGTGCAGCAGCAGCAGCGGCAAGCGAAACGGCAGCAGCGGCTAGTGAGGCAGCGGCGGCAGCATCGGAAACCGCAGCGGCAGCGAGTGAGACGGCAGCAGCAGCATCCGAGACAGCAGCAGCTTCTAGTGCTAGTGCAGCCTCTACAAGCGCCACAAATGCAGCTTCTAGCGCCTCAGCAGCTTCTACTTCTGAGACTAACGCAGCGGCAAGCGAAACAGCGGCAGCAGCGAGTGCCAGTGCAGCCTCTACATCTGAAACGAATGCGGCAGCTAGTGCAAGTGCGGCTTCTACTTCTGAAACCAACGCAGCAGCTTCAGAAACAGCAGCAGCGGCTTCAGAAACGGCAGCAGCGGCCTCAGAGAGTGCAGCGGCTACTAGTGAGACTAATGCGGCTTCTAGCGCGTCAGCGGCTTCTACAAGCGCCACAAACGCATCTACCTCAGAGACTAACGCAGCAAGTTCGGCTACAGCCGCAGCTAGTTCAGCTACAGCAGCAGCAGGGTCAGCTACAGCAGCGGCAGGATCGGCTACCGATGCAGCAGATAAATACGATGAGTTTGATGACCGTTACTTAGGTGAGAAGGCATCTGATCCTACATTAGACAATGACGGAAACGCTTTAATCACTGGTGCGTTGTACTTCAACACCTCAACTACTGCGATGAAGGTTTACACAGGATCGGTCTGGCAGGACGTTGCACCTGTTGCGACATCAGTCACATTATCACAGGTAACAGACTTCCCGAGTCAGTCAGGTCAGTCAGGCAAGTATCTGTCTACCAACGGCACTACACCTTCGTGGGAGACTCTGACTACAGACCCTACACTTGGCACACTAACCAAGACCTTCACTACTGGCGAGTCATCTACCAT